TTCAACTTTTTCGCACACCCTCGGCGGGTCTGAGCGATGCCGACGAAGCTGAGGCGTGCGGGGCTGAATACGGCGCAGGCTGGCTATGGTCGGGAGCATGTAGCGACCCGCCGCCGGCTTGAGGCGTTCGTGCTCGCCGGCGATGTGCGGTGTGCTCGTTGTGGTGAGTTGATCGTCCCGGGTGAGCCGTGGGATTTGGGTCATGACGACGCGGACAGGTCGCGGTATTCGGGGCCTGAGCACGCTAGGTGTAATCGGGCGACGAGCGGGCGGAGGTGGGTGCCGCCGCCTGCTCCGGAGCCCGAACCCGAACCGGAGGGGTTGCCGGCGGATCATGGGTGTTGGCGGGTGCCGTGGTTGGAGGAGCTGTTGGTGGTTCCGGCTGATGCGACGTGGCCGCGGTACATGTCGGTGCCTCATCCGCGTGCGGTCGCGTCGCTCGGCCGGGAGTTCGAGGTGTGGGCGGAGGCGAGGGAGGGCAGGCCGTTCCGGTGGTTCCAGCGGTTGGTCGCGGCGAGGTTGCTCGAGGTCGACGTGGATGGCCGGTTGGTGTGGGAGACGATGTTGTTGACGATGGCGCGGCAGTTGGGGAAGTCGTGGTTGTTGCGTGAGTTGTTGTTGTGGCGTATGCATCAGGCGGAGCGGTTCGGTGAGCCGCAGGATGTGTTGCATACGGGGAAGGATGTGCAGGTGATCCGGGAGGTGATGCGGCCGGCGTTGCCGTGGGCGGACCGGCAGCCGGGGTTCAAGGTTTCGCGTGGTGCGGGTGACACGTCGATCGAGCTGCTCGCGCACAGGTCACGGTGGTTGTTGCGCGCGAAGACGGCGGTGTACGGCTACTCGGTCAGCGTGGGTGCCGTCGACGAGGCGTGGAAGGTGAGGCCTGAGATCGTCGACGAGGGGTTGGCTCCGACGATGGTGGAGCGGGAGCAGCCGCAGCTGTGGCTGATCTCGACCGCGCACCGTGAGGCGACCGCGTTGATGTTGGCCCGCCGGAAGGCGGCTCTCGAAAGGCTTGAGAGCGGCGACGGTGATCTGTTGATCGAGTGGTCGACCCCGAAGACGTGCGCGCTCGACGACGTCGAGGGTTGGCGTCAGGCGTCGCCTCATTGGACGCCGCAGCGGGAGCGGTTGATCCGTCGCCAGCTGGACGCGGTCCAGGCGGGTGAGTCGGAGGTGTACGAGGACGAGACCGACCCGGTCGAGGCGTTCGAGGCGCAGTGGCTGAACCGGTGGCCGAACAGGACCGTCCCGACGGGTGTTGGTGAGCTGCTGTTGCCGGCCGGGTTGTGGGCGCATCTCGAGGCGCCAGGGTTGTTGGGCGACGGCCCGCTGTACCTGGCTGTTGAGGATCATTTCGGCACCGGGGCCGCTGTTGCGGCGGCCGCGGAGCTCGGCGATGGCCGCCTCGAGGTCGACGGGTGGACGTGTGAGGACTGGGACACCGCGATGCTGGATGTGCAGCGTCTCGGCGTGTTCCGCGAGATGCGCGTCCTCCTGGTTGGTGCGTCGCTGCTGGGGCGTGTGCCGGACGGGATGATCCCGGCCCCGCAACCAGCGGGTGGCGCTGAGACGAGGCTGGGGTTGCCGCTGTTGCGTGACTTGGCGGCCGGCGGTGTGCTCGCGCACGACAACACCGGGGAGCTCGACCAGGCTATCGGTGGGGCGCAGGTGAAGGAGCTCTCGACCGGCCTCCAGTTGGTGCCTTCATCGTCGGCTCATCTCGTGAAGGCGTTGTGTTGGGCCGTTCAGGCTGCGCACGCCCCCAAACCGGCGGCGGCGGTGTACTAGATGGCGTTCTGGACCCGCTCGATCAGGCCCAGCTCCGACCCGGAGGTGCCGAACACGAACCCGCCGGGTGTGCCGCCCGCGAGTGTGGGGCCGCCCGACGCGACACCCGGTGACCCCGACGGGATCGTGCTCACCGGTGACCCTGACCCGGGTTGGTCGCCGCCACCGCGGATCGTCCCGTCGGCGTGGGCCGGCTGGCCCGCTGATTGGGCGACGCCGCAGTGGGGCCAACAAGGAACCGAGATCCTCACCGACACCGCGTGGATGTGCCTCGACAGGAACGCGGCCGTCCTCTCGGCGATGCCGCCCTACCTGGTGAACGCGTCACCGACGTTGAACGCGGACTGGTTGAACAACCCCGACCCGATCCTGTACACCGGCTGGGACGAGTTCCTGAAGCAGGTTTTCTGGTCGTATCAGCTCGGCGAGGCTTTTATCCTCGCGACGTCGTACTACGCGACGGGGTGGCCGTCGCGGTTCCATGTGGTGCCGGGATGGTTCGTCAACATCGACCTGCTGAACGGGATCCGCACCTACGAGATCGCGGGGCGTGACGTCACCGACGACATCCTCCATATCCGCTACCAGTCGTCGACCGGGTACGCGCACGGCACCGGGCCGCTCGATGCGGGGTCGATGCGGATGATCGCCGACCAGGTCCTCACCCAGTACGGCACGACGCTCGCGACGACGGGTGTCCCGTCGGGCCTGTTGTCGTTCCCGGAAGGGTTGAGCGCGGCCCAGGCCGCTGACGCGAAAGCGCAGTGGATCACCGCCAGGAGCTCCGCGATCGGCGAACCCGCTGTCCTCTCCGGCGGCGTGACCTGGACACCAACCCAGGTCAACCCGTCCGACATGGCCCTCCTCGACCTGCTTAGGTTCAACCAGTCGAGGATCGCGGAGCTCCTCGGGATCCCACCCGTCCTGGTGGGGCTCCCGACGGGTGGGGACCCGATGACGTACCGGAACGTGTCGATGCTCTACGATCAGCACTGGCGCTCCGGGCTACGTCCGAAAGCCGCCGCGGTGATGACAGCGTTGTCGAACTGGGCGCTGCCGAGGGGGACGGTGGTCGAGTTGAACAGCGACGACTACGTCCAGGGCGAACCGTTGGAGCGCGCCCAGACCTACCAGATCCTCGCGTCGATCGTTGACCCGGTGACGGGGAAGCCGGCGATGACCGTCGACGAGATCCGCGCCGCCGAACGGTTCGACAACAGCACGCCAACTGACCTAGCCGCGGGAGTGTTGAAATGACCCAACTCGTGATCGAATGGAGGGCCGCGACGCAGCTCGACGTGAGCTTCCCGAAACGCCAGATCGAGCTTGTCGTGATGCCCTACGAAACCGAAGCCCAGGTCGTCCACAAAGGCCGGCTGATCCGCGAGGTCGTCTCCCGCGGCGCGTTCGAAGGCCTGGACGCGGCGAGGCGGAGGATCATGGTCAACCGCGGTCACAGGATCGACCACGTCGTCGGCAAAGCGGTCGCGTTCCACCCCGCCCGCGACAACGGCTTGGTCGCCGAGCTGCAGATCGCGAAGACCGTCGACGGCGACGAGACGTTGCAGCTCGCCAGCGAGGGCCTGTTGGACGCGTCGGCGGGGTTCGGTGTCCCTGACGGCGGCGAAACCTGGCCCGAGCAAGGACTCAGGCGTCTGAACCGGTTGTGGCTCGACCATATCGCGATGACACCCGACCCGGCGTACAAGACCGCGAACGTGCTCGCCGTCCGCGAAACCACTGAGCCCGACGTTGGGCTGGCGGGCCGCCCGAACCTTGATGTGGTTCGGGGGTGGCGGCTGTCCGACCGTTATGCCATGATTGACTGACCGCCAAGAGACAAACGCGCGTTGATGGTCCCCGTGGGGGACGCCGCGCGGCCCGTGGGGTGAGGTGGCGCTCGAGCGATAACGCTAACCCGTTCGCGCCCGAAAGGAACCCCACATCATGCGCACCACCGACCAGATGCTCGCCCGGCTCGTCGCCGAGTCGGAAGAGAAGCAGCAGTTCATCGACGGGCTCGTCGAGGACGCCGAGAAACACGGCCGCGACCTCAACAGCCAGGAGATGGAGCTCGCAACCCGGGCCCGCAACCGGCTCGAGGAGCTCAACAACCAGATCCGCCCGCTGAAGGAGATGCGCCAGTTCGACGTCGACAGCCGCGCGATGATCGCGGAGATCGCGCCGCTGATGCGCGACACCCAGCAGGAGCGGCCCAGGGAGATCGAGTATCGCTCCGCCGGCGACTACGCCCTCGACATGTGGCGGTCAGGGCTCGGCGACGCCGAGTCGAAGCAGCGGCTCGACGTCTACAACCGCGCCGCCTCCCACCAGACGACCGCCGACTCGCCCGGTCTGATCCCGACGCCGATCCTCGGACCTGTCGTCGACTTCATCGACGCGAGCCGCCCACTCGTGAACGCATTGGGGCCCAGGCAGCTGCCCGGGCAGAACTGGTCCAGGCCGAAAGTGACGGTCCACACGACGGTGGGTGTGCAGTCGGCTGAGAAGGCGGAACTGACGTCGCAGAAGATGACGATCACGAAGCTCGCCGCGACCGCCAGCACGTACGGAGGATACGTCAACGTCTCCCGTCAAAGCATCGACTTCACGCAGCCCGGCGTGATGGATCTGGTGATCACGGACCTGGCGGCGCAGTACGCGATCCAGACCGAAGCGGCGTCGGCGACAGCGTTCAACGCTGCCGCAACAGCAGGCACCGTGCTTCCGACCGGGCCGAACCAGCCCAGCGACGTCTCGAACGCGCTCTGGGCCGCCGCAGCGGCGATTTACACAGGCACCAAAGGCGCCGGAACCGTGTTCGCGGTGATCCCGCCCGGCCTGCTCGCGATCTGGGGCGGCATGTTCCCGCCGGTGAACCCGTTCAACCAGCAGTCACCCGGCTTCAACGCCGGCAACTTCGGCTCCGGTCTGATGGGCCAGATCGCGGGGATCCCGATCTTCTGCTCCCCGGCGCTGTCCGCGCTTCCCAACTACACCTCGTTGGTGTTCAGCACCGCCGCCGCCGAAGTCTACGAGGAGCGGATCGGCTCCCTCCAGGTCGTCGAACCGTCCGTGTTGGGTGTCCAGGTCGCCTACGCCGGCTACTTCACGCCGATGGTGATCGAGCCGCTCGGGATCATCAAGGTCGTGAAAACCCCGTGAGCGGCACCGAGACCGTCGCGGAGCCGGGCGGAACGATCTGGGACGACCCCAACCAGCAGGTCGTCCGCGAAGACCAATCCCCGTCGTGGGAGCAAGGCACCGGTGCCGGCGGCAGCCCCGACCCGCAGAAGGAAACCAAACCGGCCGACGAGGACGCGGATGAGGAGCGGACGTTGGACGAGATGACGAAGACGGAGCTGCTCGAGTACGCCCAAGCGCGCGGGTACACACCGGCGAACGCGAGCATGGCGAAGGACGAGATCCGCGCCGTGATCGACGACAACGAGGAATAACTTGCCGTACGCGACCACCGCCGACCTCCAACGCGTCCTCGCCAAACCGGCACCGACAGCACTGGAAGCCGACGCGATGGATCGCGTCCTGAACGAGGGCGCACGGGAAATCGACTGGGAACTGTCGTACGACCCAGTCGACAACCCGGCGCCCACGACAGGGCCGGACTTCGACATCCTCGAGGAGGTCAACCTCGCCCGCGCCGTCGAGCTTTGGAACATGGAGTTCCGCCCGTTCCTGCTCGTCCCGGTCGGCCCCGATCAGGTCCCGATCATGGGCGCAAGGGACAGCTGGTACCGCCACCGGCTCAGGCTGCTGCCGTTGAAGACGTCGTGGGGGATCGGGTGAGCCTCCAGGATGTCCCCACAGATATCGCAGCCGCGTTGGAGCCGCTCACCGTCGAGGTTCCCGAGCTCCAGATCATCCCCGGCTGGAACACCGACATCACCCCACCAGCGATCGACGTGTTCCCCAGTACGCCGTTCCAGGTCGGCGCCGGCTTCGGCGTCCGCAACAAACGCACCTACTGGACGGTGCGCGCGATGGTGTCAACAGCGGACCCGAACGCCGGCCAAACGCTCCTGCTCAGGTTCCTCGACCCGGACGACCCCGCCTCCGTCGAGGTTGCCTTGGCGGGGATCGACGCGACCGTCGACGACCAATCAAGCGTGTCGGGGTTCCAGACGTTCACGGACCATCCTGAGTGGTTGGGCTGCCAATGGCAAGTAGGAGTGTTCACATGAGCAAATACGTCGTGACCGGCCCGGTCGCGTTCATGGGCCATCCGCCCGGCGACACGTTCGAGGCCGAGCTCGACCCCGCGTTGGAAGCGAGGGCGATCGCGAGGGGCTCGATCAAGAAAACAACCAGGAAGAAGGAGGACGGCGATGCCGAAACGGATCGCGCTACAGGACAAACTCACGATTGACGCCGTCGACCTGTCCGACTTCTCCCGGTCGGTCGCCACGGTCTCGTCGCACGCCCAGATCGACGTAAGCGGGTTCAACCCCGCCGGCAGCAACGAGTACCTGGCGGGCGCCACCACCCAGTCGGTCACCGTCGAGTTCTACGGCTCCTACGGCACCGGTGAGGTCCACGCCACACTGGAGCCGCTCCACGTGAACCGGACCGTGACGTCGTTCGAGTGGCAACCCCTCGGGACCGTCCCTGTCGGCCCCACAGCCCCCGCGTTGAAAGGGAACGTGATGATCTACGACTACGGCCCCGGAGCGACACGTGGGGCGGAGGACGCGTTCCAGGTGACGTTCATGCCCGCCGACGCCGCCGGGCTCGCCTGGGTCACCGCGTAACCCGATGGACTGGATCGTCCTCGAAGGGGTGAAGCCGTGGGACGGCCGCTACCCGTTCGACATCGCCGACCAGGAACCCACGACGCGTGAGTGGGGTTGGATCAAACGGCTGTCCGGGTACCTGCCACTGACGATCGAGGACGGGTTGAAGGGCGGCGACCCGGAGTTGTTCGCGGTGTTCGCCGTGATCGCGTTACGCAGGGCCGGCAGGATCACCCCGGCCGAAGCGAGCGACACGTACGAGAGGCTGATCGACGTCCCGTACGGCGCCACGATCCGCTACGAAGCCGACGAGCCCGCCGAGGTCGAGCCCGACAGCCCTCCTCCCGAAGACAGGTCCGGGAACGGCAGCTCTTCTGGGACCGATTCACCGACGAGCTCGGAGACATTGGCCGTGATCCGCCCAGCCTCTGGGATCCCCGCCTCGGATACTTCGGAGTCGCTCCCGGTGGCGTGGGAGACCTGACCCCGTCACAGCTGATGGACTGCCTCGAGCTGTTCAAAGCCGTCCACGAGGCCGAGTGATGCCGGAGCCCGCTGTTCGGATCGCAGGGATGGCCGAGTTCCAGCGCGCGCTCGCCCGCGCTGACCGCAACTCGAGGCTCGGCGTCCGGCACGAACTGAGAGACATCGCCAAACCGATCGCGTCAGACGCGCAACAGCTCGCCCTCGCGACGATCACGGGGATGCCCGCGTCGCCCAGGTGGGCGGGGATGCGGATCGGTGTCACCCGCACCCTCGTCTACGTCGCACCCAGGCAAAGGGGTGTCCGTGGGCAAGGGCCGAGACGGCGGCCCAACCTGGCGGACCTGATGATGAGCCGCGCCATGGAACCCGCCCTCGACAGGCACCGGGGTGAGCTCGAGCTCAACGTCGAGCGGATGCTCGACCGCGTCGCGGACCAGTTCAACCATGGCTAGGACCGCAGCTCAGATACGCGCGTGGAACCGCGAGTACGCCGCCAGGAAGCGACGTGAGGCCGGTGTACCTGCGCAGGGCTCCGCCGAGTCGACCGAGAACAGACGCAACGCCAGGAAGGCGACCGGCCTCGAGCACGGCAACTGGAAAGGGCATGAGGTCGGCTACTTCGCGCTCCACACTTGGCTCAACCGGAACAGGGCGAAGACAGGCGTCTGCGAAAGCTGCGGGGCAACACCGGAACCGAAGAAACGGCGGGTCGCGACCGAATGGGCGAACGTCTCAGGCGAGTACCGCCGCGACGTCACCGACTACCTCGAGTTGTGCGTCTCGTGTCACCGCAAGCTCGACATGACCCAGGAGAAACGACGCAAGATCGGCGACGCCGCTAAAGGTCGCCCCGTCGCCGCCGAGACGCGTGCCAAGCTCAGCGCCGCCACGAAACGGAGGTGGGAGCAATCGCGCGCAAGCTAATCGTCGAAGTTGTTGGCGAGACCGCCGGGCTCTCCCGCGCGTTCCACCAGGCATCCCGTGACGCGACGTCGTTCCAGGGGACGATCGAGCACACGTTCCGCAACGTCGGCCGGAACATCGCCTTGGGGACAGCCGCGCTGGTTGGTGTCGGTGGGATCACCGAGGCGTTCACGAAGAGCATCGGCGCTGCCGAGGACGCCGCCGTCGCGCAGAAATCCTTGGCGGCGCAGATGAAAGCGTCAGGTGAGTCGTTCCAGCAGAACAAAGCCCGGATCGACACGGCCGAACTTTCCTTAGCGAAGTACGGATTCACGAGCGTGGACTCCGCGCGCGCCTTGACGACCCTCGAACGCGCGACCGGGAACATCAGCAAAGCGATCCAGATCCAGGGGATCGCCGCGGACGTCGCGAAGGCTAAAAACAAAACCTTGTCGGAGGCGGCGCTGATCCTCGGCAAAGCGTACGACGGGAACACCACATCGCTGAAGCGGCTCGGCGTCGAGCTCCCGAAAGGCACCAAAGGAATGGAGGCGCTCTACATCGTCGCGCAGAAGTTCCACGGTCAGGCCGCCGCGAACACAACCGTTCTCGACCAGTTCCACAAAACCATCTACGACACCGAGGTGATTATCGGCACCGGCCTGCTGCCGACCGTGGATCGGCTCCTCGGCCGGTTCGACACCTGGCTCAACAACATGAACCGGACCGGGAAAACGCAACGCGACGTCACCACCGCCGTCAAAGACGCCACCGCCATGTTCGAGAAGCTCAAAGACATCGTGGTCCCGCTCGCGCACGCGTTCGACGTCTTCAGCAAGGCCGTCGGCGGCGCCACCAACGCCGTCACCGACCTCGTCCTAGCGTTCGCAGCGTTCAAGACCGCCAGGATCGTGTCCGGCCTCGCCGGGATCGGGTCGACCGCCGGAACCGCGGCCGGCAAGGTGGGAACGCTCCGCGGTTCCCTGACCAGGCTGCAGACGATGGGGACGATCGTGGTTCCCGTCGTCGTCGCCGAAACGATCCTGCAATCCACGGCATACAAGAAAGGCAAGAGCTGGATCGACAGGAACCTCGGCCCGGCAAGCGCGCTGTTCGCCGGGCCAAAGGACATCTACAAAGCGGGGTCTCAGGCGTTCAAGAACGTCTACGACTACATCGCGCAACAGTTCGGTAGTGGCGGAACGCAGGGCGGCGGTGGGTTCGCTGGGTTCAGCGGGCTAGGCAAGTGGATTCCAGCTGCCGGGGGCCTGACACCGAACCCGAGGTTCAACATCCCCGGCCGCGCCGCCGGGTTCGGGAACGAAACGCCGTCCGGCGAGACGGCCCTCTCGGTCGCGCTTGCCCTCAACCCGAACAACATGAAGCTGCTCCAGCAGCAGGCCGCGTACGACAACAGACAGATCGCGTTCCTGAAAACCCTCCAGAGGCAGGGCCGGATCACGAACAAGCAGTGGCACGACGAAACGCTTGCGTACGCCAACGACCTCGTCTCGACGATGAGCACGATCAACTCGATCAACGCCGCAGCCGCGGCCGCAACCAAGTCGGCCGCCGACAAAGCGAAAGCCGCAGCCGCAAGGGCGAAGGCCGCAGCCGCGAGGTTGCTCGCCAGGAACCAGCGAGAAGGCGAGGGGATCGCGCAGGTGTTCCTGCAGGGCGTCGACACGAGCAAGATCGGGATCCATCTACCGGCCGGGTACGCGGAACCGATGGGCCTCCAGCTCGCATTGGCCCGCGCGCAGGCGTTCGGGTCGCCCGAAACCTTGAGCGGGCGCGAACGACCGATCCTGATCAAGATGCGGCAGGCCGCCCTGAAAGCGTTGAAAAGTGGGCTGTACCTCGGGAACGCGCAGCTCCAGTTGTTGAACGAGATCACGAACATCAACAGCCAGCTGGGCGGGCAGGCGAAGGGGTTCTCGAACGACATCGCGCAGGCGAAGCCGTACTCGCTCACCCGAGCCGGCGGCGTCGTGATCAACGGCGGCCTCCACTTGCACGGTGTGCAGGACTTCGCGAAGCTCGAGAACGAGCTCGAGGCAAGGGCGAAGGCGAGGCCGAAGGTGAGGCGTGGGGCGCGGTGACCCTCCCTGTCGCCCCGGCCGGCCGGTTCCTGGTCGCGTTCGACGCGGCCGGCACCGGCCCCTTCACATGGGCGCCCGTGTGGACCCGGCTGGACTCGACGCCGAACCTGGTCACGTCGTACCAGATCGACCGTGGCCGACAGTACGAATTGGACCGCACCGACGTCGGCCGCGCCACCGTTGCGATCGCCGACAAGGATGGGATCCTCGACCCCACGAACGCGGCCGGGCCGCATTACGGGCTGCTCGAGCCTTTGTTGCAGGCGATGATCGGCCGCTACAACCCCGTCGACTCGACCTGGTACACCCGCTACAGGGGTTTCATCGAGGACTACGACTACGCGTTCGACCCCTCGCAGCAGGTCAACCGCCTCACGATCACGTTGGTGGATTTGTTCGAGATGGTGTCCGGGATCGAGATGCACGACAAGAACCCCGACGGCACCTCGTACTTCTCGGACACGACCACGCCGAGGCCGGCGGTCACGGACGGGCAGGTGTGGTTCGACAACGTCAACCCCGACACCACGGTGCAAAGCGCGGGCACCAGGATCACCAACATCCTCGACCGCTCCCTGATCCCCGTCGACTACCGCGTCGTTTTCTCGGGGAATGTGCAGCTCCAGGACGCCGTCTACACCCCCGGCGAGTCACCGATGACAGCGATCCAGGAAGTCGCCGACGCGGAGTTCCCCGGCGTCTCGAACGTCTACGTCGACAGGTTCGGCCGCCTGGTGTTCCACGGCAGGTACGCGAAGTTCGACCCCGCCGGTGTACTCGCCGGCCCGGGCGTGTCGGATGAGTGGGACTGGTCGCACTTGTACGCTGGCGATGGAGCGGCCGTCGCCGCCGCCCCTTCCACGACCGCGCACCTTAGGGAGTTCGCGTTCAACCGCGGCCTCTCGAAGGTGATCAACCAGGCGTACGCCACGCCGTCACGGGCCGCGTCCGGGGTCGACCTCACCCCGGCGGAGATCAGCGGGCAGCTCGTCGTCGACGCCACCTCGGTCGGGCTCCGCGGCATCCGCGCCTGGACCGCCGAGAACCTGATCGTGAAAACAAGCCTCGTCGACGGGGCCAATGATCTCACCGAAACACACCGGTTCGCCGAGTACATGGTCACCAACTACTCCACGCCGAGGAACCGCGTGACCGCGTGTGGATTCCGCTCCATCAGCACATCCGCCGTCGGAGCCGGCGCCACATGGCATCTCCTCTCGAAGGTCGACATCTCCGACCGCGTTGACATCACCGTGGGCTCACCGGGTGGGGGCGGGTTCGGCGGCACCGCCGATTTGGACGCGCAGTTCTACGTCGAAGGCGTCCACGAAACCGTCCAGGCTTTGAACCCGACGATGGACGACGTCACATTGACCCTGGACCTGTCCCCGGTGGCGTTCTTCACCGACGTGACGATGTTCCCGCCCCCGCCGTCATGAGAGACCGCCCTGTCCTCCACGGCCGCGACCACGCCCCCGGCGGGGCCGACCCCACCCTGCTCCTGTGGGACGACGTCGGCAGCTCCGGCGGCGGCGGAACGACCGGGATCCAGTTCGCCACCTACCCGCAAGCGGGCACCTGGTTGTACGCGTCGACGACCGGGTCTGGCGGCCCGAACACGAACGGGATCGACTTCGAGTCGAGCGCGAACCTCAACCTCCAATCCACCGGCGGCACCGCGACGCTCCAGTCGAGCGGCTCGATCATGGTCCACTCGAGCGGCGGCGCCGCGAACCTGGAAGGCTGGGGTGGCGGCGCAACCGTGTTCGGGAACACAACCGTGTTCATCCTCTCGAACAGCGGCAGCGGGGTGGCGGGGATCCAGAACCGGCTCCTGAACCACGGCGCCTCGTTCGAGATCATGGACAACACCCCGCTCACGCAGTTCCGCTGCACCCCAACAGGAACGAACGTTGTCACCGTCTACGATCACACCGGCGCGGCGATCTTCCAGGTCCGTGACGACGGCAGCCTGCACGGCAAAACCGGGAAAAGCCTGGTGTTCGACCTGTGAGAGCCGAGGACCGCGTCGCGCTCCTCCTCGGTCGGGCGATTATCCGTGTCGAGGTGCTCGAAACGGAGCTCGAGCTCGCGAAGGCGAGACTTGCCGAGCACGAACAACCCGCCGACAAACCAACCGAACAGGAGGCCGAGCGCTAAATGCCGGGCCAGTGGAACCAGGTCCAGTTCGGCGACGGCCTCACCGTCACCCAACCCGACCCTGGCGTGATCCGCGTCGACGGGAGCGGCGGCACCGGGCCCGCAGGCCCGACAGGCCCGACGGGTCCCGCTGGGCCGACCGGCCCCACAGGTGCGGCCGGCCCGGGTGTCCCCGTGGGCGGCACCACCGGGCAGGTGCTCGAGAAGAACAGCGGCACCGACTACGACACGATCTGGGCGACACCAACAGGCGGCGGCGGTGGCGGCACCGGGACGATCGTGATCGGCTACGACCAGATCACAGCCGCGGTCACCGTCACCGGCACGTCGGAGTCGGCCGGGACCACCGTGATCGCCGCGGCCCCGCACACGTTCGACGGGACACCCGTGATCGCGACGTTCTTCGCGCCGCTCGTCTCACCGGGCAGCAACGATTTCGTGACGATCTGCCTGTTCGAGGGCTCAACCGAGATCACCCGGCTCGCGATCGAAAACGTGAGCAGCGCCGGCGGTCCCGTCACCGCACTGTACGAGTTCACACCGACCGCCGGGTCGCACACCTACACAGTGACTGCGCTCCGCGGCACCGCCAGCGGCACGATCTACGCCGGCCCTGGCGGCACCGCCAACCAGCCACCCGCGTTCCTCAGGTTCACCAGAGCAAGCGGTGGCGGCGCCACCGGCCCAGCCGGCCCAACAGGCCCGGGTGTCCCGACCGGGGGCACCACAGGGCAGATCCTCGCCAAAACCAGCGGCGCGGATTACGCGACCGCGTGGGTGGCGCAGCTCGACATCACCGGGAAAGTCGACAAAGACAGCGTCACTGCGGCAGCGACCCGGCTTGTGCAGTCGATGCTTGTCGCGGGGGACACGCAGCCGGCGTTCAAGATCACCGGGGACGGAAAACACTCGTGGGGCACGGGAGGGTCGACCGCCCCGGACACGTTCCTGTACCGGTCCGCCGCGGCGGTGTTGCAGACCGACGGGACGTTCGCGTTCAGCCCTCTCGCGGCGACCGCGGTGCTGAAGACGTACCAGCCCGCAGCCACTCCTATCCTCGCGCAACGGCTTCTAACGACTGACACCGCGGCCGCGTTCACGCTCAGCGGGGACGGGTCTCTCCACTGGGGGCCGGGAGGCGCGACCAACCCCGACACACACCTGAACCGCGCGGCGGCTCAGATCCTGCAAACACCCAGTCAGTTCCAGGCGGGGAACGGCGCGGTCGTGCTGGGAACGGACGGCCATCTCGACGCTCGCTACTACGTTCGTGCGAACGCGCAGAACGTCGGGGCCGCAGCCGGGTTAGAAGTCCTTCTCGGCTACATGGGCGGCGCGGCAGCCGCAATCCAGTTCGGCACCAACAACTCCTGGGACACAAACCTGTACCGCTCCGCCGCGGCGACGCTTAAGACGGACGGGAACCTGATCATCGCCGGGCTCGGCGGCTCATCCCAGCTCGTCCAGGTCGGCGCCAACGACTCCGGGGGGACCGGCTACCGGATGCTCCGCGTCCCCAACTAAGAGAGGAGCGAGATGCCTGTAACCGACACGAGCGCTATCCACATCACCTGCGACAACCCGGCGTGTCCCGGCAACACCCTCGACCCGGCCGACCGGACCGGGTGGACGTTCCTGAACAGGGAGGTGTACGGGTCACCGACCGAGCAGTTCGTCTACTGCTGCCAGGCGTGCGCCGGCACGGTCCAGGCGGTCCCGGTCCCCCCGCCGATCGGGCCGCCGATCGAGCTGCCACCACCCGAACCAGGCTGATGACGATCGAACCGTTCAAATATTTGGTGCAACCTGTTGCGATCGAACGCGACCAGGACGGCCACATCACCCGGGAGGTTGCCGGTGAGACCGTCGCGGTATACAGCCTTGAGCAAGCGACGGCGTTGATCGAGCGGTTCGAGCTCGAGCTCGCCGCCCGAACGGAGGAGAAGGTATGAGCTGGTGGGAGCACCCGTACAAGGGCGGCCCGATGGTCGCCGTCCCCGGGTTCCCTCGTCCTTGCTACCCCCCAGACGCGGAGCCGGGCCACACGGCCTCCGTTGACGGGCCAGACATAGAGGCGTACAAACGCACTGTTTGGCGCGCTGGCCGCTGGCCCGGCCCCGCCACAGCCTTCGACCGGGCGTTCAGCAACGCGTTCAGTCACGGCAAGGGCGGCAACGTCTCCGAGACCGGCGTCGCGGGGGTGCAGCGCCAGCAGGGTCTCGCTGACACCGGTTACATCGGCGAGAAGACGTTCAACCTCTTGCGTTCGATCCGTGTCCCGGCCGGCCCGCATGAGGGTGAGATGGCGATGGACGCGAACGCCGCCAACCTCGTCGCGCAGGCATGGGAGCTGTACGGCGGCCATGAGCCCGCACCCCCGAAACCCGGGGCCGTGAAAACAACACGGGAACGCGCACTCGACGCTGCAGCCGCGGAGATCGGGTACGCCGAAACCGGCAACAACGACACGAAGTACGGCGACTGGTACGGGATGAACTACCAGCCGTGGTGCGCGATGTTCGTGACGTGGTGCTACGAGACGAAGGCGGGAGGCTCACCGTCGTTCGCTAAGGCGTCGGCGTACGCATACTGCCCCTACGTCGTCCAGGACGCCCGCAACCAGCGGAACGGGCTTACAACGACGCAGAGCCCTATCCCTGGTGACCTCGTTGTGTACGACTGGGCGTACGACGGCACCCATGACCACATCGGGATCTTCGAGACGTGGGCCGGCGGGTCGAGCTTCAAAGCGATCGAGGGCAACACCAGCCCGACCGACTACTCGAACGGCGGCATGGTGATGCGCTGCACCCGCTCCACCACCGGCCAGGCAACCCTGTTCGTGCGTGTCGCCGGGCCGTGACCGGTTTCCTCGGCAGCACCGACCTCGCGATCATCGCCGGTGTCCTGATCGTGCTCGTGCTCGTCGCGGCCCGGGTGCTGCTCAGAGACAGTGAGGTGCGGCGAACACGGTTCGGGTTCTTCCTCGAACGCGACCGCTACCACCACGACGACGAGGAGCTGGTGGAGGGGTGGAAGCTCGACGACACACTCGAGCTCCCACCCGAGAAGAGAGACGTGCCTAAGTAGAAGTCACGCCACGAACGGGACTGTGAAGTTCGAGGTGTCGGTGTACAGGCTGCGCCCGGGCGGCGAGGCTGGGTGCTCGACGATCCCGATGCTGATCCTGTGAGGACCTAGTTTGTCGACGGCGCCTAGATACTCCTCGCCGTCCATGATCCCGACGAGCCTGATGATGCCGGCATTGCATGTGAACTGGATGTTCGGGTGGAAGCCGTTGTAGACGAGCGTTTTCCTCGTGAACGCGACGACGAGACCGGCGTTCTGGAACGGCTTGCATTTCCAGTTCGCGGGGGTAGGAGTGACGAGGGTCGGGGCGGCCGAGCTCGTGAGCGCGATCGCACAGGTGATGGCGGCCACTGCGAGAGTGGTTGGGATTAGACGATTCATGAGTTCCCTTTGTCCGAGTTCCCCCGCTGATTATCGGCGGGGTTCGGTGTCACTGTACCGTGCCCTCCGGGTTGGCTGCCGCGCGTCCGAGTGCGGCGCCAACCCTCTTCCTTAGATGTAGAAGGCGAGAAGCTTCTCGAGCATGCCCTCAATTCGGTCGAGTCGTGCGATCACTTCTGCGTCAGAACCAGATTCCGCGTTCTTCACGTCGTCTTCTGGCAAGAAGAAGGACAAGGTCTTCTCGGTGGCCTCTGCGATCAACTCCAAGGTCTCGTAGCTCGGAACATGCTGGCCGCGCTCCCAACGGGAGACGGTGACCGGCTCCACGTGTACGGCCGCAGCCAGCTGTTTCTGCTTCCAATGCTTGTCGTTCCGCGCGGCCGCGATCTGCGACCCGATGGCCTTCGCGCGTTCACTCACAACCACCACAGCCTCTTGCACATAGACCCCCACTGTGCGCGACTTGGCTAGAGAGGTGTTAGCCGCCATGTGGATATACAATAGCTTGACATTGAAAAGCTAGCCTCGTATAGTCACAGAGTGACTCGAGTAATGACACTCGAGGAGCCCCGGGGGGGGCGCGACAAGCTCTTCGGAGCGCGCGTCCGACGTCACCGCAAGGCCGCTGGGTACTCGCAGGAGGCGCTTGCCCGGGAGCTCGGCGTAAGCCTTTTCACTGTTTCCCGGTGGGAGCGAGGCGCGAACAAACCTGACATCGACACTCTCTACCGGCTCGCCTCAACGCTCCGGATTCGCGTGGCCGACCTCCTGCCCGAGCCGCTGTGAGCGGCGACCCTCGTCACGGCGACCCGGTCGGCCTCAACGAGATGGCTGGGCTCACGGTCGCGTTCAAAGCGCTCGTGCAGCGCGCCGGCGGCCGCGTCGAGATCACCGAGGGCGAACTCCTGCACGCCCAGACGCTGCATGCGCGCGTCGAGGCCGACCCTGAGCGGATGGTCGTCGAGCTCGTCGACGGGCCGCCGCCCGAGGTGCCGCGGTTCGACGCGGAGTGGCATTACCACGATGAGGAGGACGAATGATCGTCAGTGCTCTTCGCGCTACTCTCCTGACCGACAATAGAAAGCGCCCCGGCGACGCTGTAACGTCCCGGGGCAGGCACAGGAGGAGTCAGCTCCCATGCACGACCGATCCTACGTACTCGCGTTCCGCCGAGTTCCTCGTGTTGGAGGATCTCTTGCGTGACGTCCGGCACGAGACCGCCGTCGCGTTTCAGGATGTGATCGACTGGCTCGTCTACCTCGAGCTTGAGGGCAAACGGCCGAAGACGCAGTACGCGTACGTGCGGCAGGTCGCGCCGCTGTTGCGTGCCCATCCACGCAAACGGCTTTGCGAGTTCACCGGCGCCGACATCAACAGGGAGCTCATCAGCATCCCCGTCCGGTCACGTCACATCGCTCGGAGCATCTACAACCGGTTCTTCGCGTGGGCCGAGATGGAAGAACGGATCGACCGGAGCCCGATGGGCAAGGTGCCGACGTTCCGCGCCCCGAAACGGCGCCCCTCCGAGCTGTACACCGACGAGGAGATCGGCCTGCTCGAGGCGCTCCCAACCCCGGACGGGCAGCTGTGGACGATCCTGTTCAAGACCGGGCTCCGACGCGGCGAAGCCCGCCATCTGAACCGCTCCCAGATCGACCTGAACCGCGCTCGTCTCTACGTGTACGACGGCAAGGGCGGCAAGGACCGGATCGTCGCGCTTCCGCCGGCCGCATTGGCCGCCGTCGCTGACCTCGACCTGCTCGAACGGCTCGACCGGAACGATTACCTCTGGTACAAGCGCCCAGGTGGTGGTCCGCACAGGGTTCACCGTGAGCCGATCGGCGATACCACGTTCGAGCATTGGTACAAACGCGGTGTGTGTGACGCAGGCGTGCGTTACCTCAACCCGCACCAAACCAGGCACACCTACGGGTGGTGGTTGCGCACTGAGGGGTTCGACATCGAGGAGCGGCAGCTGATGATGGGGCACGAGTCGATCCGCACGACGCAGTACTACTACGGCCATTTGACCGTCGACGACGTCGCCGAGAAGGTCGCGAACCTGTGAGCCAGGAGTCCCTAGAGTTTTTGGCTCAGGAAGCCAGTCGTAGCTTGGAGTGGGCACTAAAGGCGTTACCTGCCCTTAGGGCCATTCTGAGCCAAACCTACCCAGAGCGGTCGGTCGGGGCTTTTACCGCTGTTACAGACCGCCGAACATTAACGGCCAAAAGCCCTGCAAACACCAGGGTTTTGGGGCTATGACGCCGACTCGTCGCCGGAAGAAAGGGCAGAAGAGTCGCCTGCTCGAACAGTCGATCCTCGCGCTTCGGCTCGCCGGGTTCGAGGTCTACAGCCACCCACTCTTCCAGAAGACGGTAGCGGCAGGGACAGTTGGGCCACGGTACGCCATTACAGGTTGGCCCCACCCCTCTCTCTATGGCACTCGCGGCACGAAGGAGGCGCTGCTGGTCGCCGAAGGCAGCGCGAATGGATTGGTTGCTGATGCTGACGGCCTAGTTCGCGTCGTCGTCGAAGCGAAATGGCAAGAGAGCCCAGGCTCGGTCGACGAGAAACTGCCCTACGTCTACGAGGCGTTCCTGACGTCCGATGTTCCCAACTGGGTGGCGCTGCTCGAGGGTGCCGTTTGGAAGGTGGGTCGCGGCAAGGCGGCTTTCGACTGGCTCGCTGCTCGGCCTGCCGTAGTGGGGCGAACCTGGCATGTCGTTGACTACGACGGGTTCCTGGAGTTCGTCAATGGGGCGTGGCCGCGGTGACCGGCAATGGCCTGCTGCCTGTACTGCCACCGGTTGGGCAGGAGCTGGTGGCCACCCAGGCCGCGACGATCGAGCAACAAGTTGCTTCGCGCCTGTCCGAAGTTCAGGACGTCGAAGCTGGTCTGACTTGGCTTGACGGTGCCCGCGCCCTAACCGCGTATCTACGGGACCGCGAAGCGCGTGGCCACATGCTCGGTGCTCAGCGTCGTCTAGAGGGACGGATCGGCCAACTCCTCGGCGAGCCTAAACGCGGAGTACATGCCGAGTCGGTCGTGACCGATTCGGGTTTGAGCAAGGACGAGCGGGGTGAGTTCCGGTTGCTCTCCCGCGCGTTGGATGGACGGTTCGCCGATGAGGAGTGGTGGGTGTCACGTCGAGCGATGCTGCGGATGATCAAGAACCCCGGCAGCGTCAACGTGACTCGGCACATCTCGCTGACCGGCGAAGTCGAGTGGTACACGCCGCGTGAATACCTCGACGCCGCTGTTGAGGTCATGGGCGCGATCGAACTCGACCCGGCCTCCTCTGATCGCGCCCAGGAACACGTAAAGGCTGAGGACTACTTCACTCGCGAGGAAGACGGGCTGGCTCAACGCTGGCACGGTCGCGTGTTCCTCAACCCGCCTTACAAGATGCCCGACGTAAAGCAGTTCGTCTTCAAGCTCGTCGAGTCATTTCAAGAAGGCCATATCAAGGAAGGGATCCTGCTCACGAACAGCGCGACCGACACGGAGTGGTTCCACACGGCAATGAACGCCGCTACCGCTCTCTGCTTCACCCGCGGCCGCATCAGTTTCCTGGAGGCGAGCGAGGACGAGCTGGCCGAACGGAAGACTCCTACGCACGGGCAGTCGTTCTTCTATTTCGGTTCGGACAGGCGGAGATTCCGGCGCGTGTTTCGACAGTACGGGGGATACGCGCCGTGATGTCACGGCTGCCGGACTGGGCCAGCCGTAACAGGACGGCTGTGGGGCCGGCCGAGCCTTTGGAGAGGCGCCAAGGCCGGCTCCGCGCCGCCGTCTCGGACTGGTCCCGCGTCTGGGACCCCCACCAGCAACGGTGGTTGACGACCGATGAGCTCGCCCAAAGCGTCGACCGGTGCGTCACCGAGATCCTGGAGATGAGACCACGGTGAGCGTCCTCCTGGTCAGTGACCGGCCGGGTGGACATAGCAGCCCCGCGCACACCATCTTCAAGGAGGGAAGTATGAGCACCCTGACACCCGAGCTTGAGGCGTGGCTCGACCACGTCGAACTCGCGCACGGTTCGCACCCGGCGCCGAACGGCGCGGCGTGCGTGATGGAAGCCGTGAGTTACATCTCCCGCGAGCCGTGGTCTGACCATCCGGTGTGCGCGTCGAAGGTGATTACCGCGTTCCTGATCCGGTGGAACGACGCGATGAACGACACCGACCGGCAGATGCTGAAGCCGTACATCACTCGACTCGTCGGGACAAAGGGCACGGCGGCGCAGGAGTCGAAGCGGGCGTGGATGCTGACGGACTGGCTCGCCCGTGAGTGCGCGCCGGCATGGCTGCGCCTCGCGGGACTGACCGCCCAGGCCGAGACGCTCGAAGCACTCGCGCCATTGACGAGCAGCGCGGCGGCCTGGAAGGCGCAGCCGAGCCTAGACATGGCCAGGAAGGATTCGTCCGCAGCGTGGGACGCAGCGTGGGCCGCAGCGTGGGCCGCAGCGGGGGCCGCAGCGTGGGACGCAGCGAGGGCCGCAGCGTGGGCCGCAGCGGGGGCCGCAGCGTGGGACGCAGCGAGGGCCGCAGCGTGGGCCGCAGCGAGGGCCGCAGCGGGGGACGCAGCGGGGGCCGCAGCGGGGGCCGCAGCGAGGGCCGCAGCGGGGGACGCAGCGAGGGCCGCAGCGTGGGACGCAGCGGGGGACGCAGCGGGGGCCGCACTCACGCCGACCACGAAGGCACTCCAAGCCTCAGCATTGCTCCTCCTCGACCGCCTCATCGAGGTCACGGAAACAGCGTGACTGGCCGGGTAGACACAGCAGCCCTCGAAGCCGCGCTCGCAGCGGCGACACCTGGGCCGTGGCGCATCGAAACGGACGGCATGGACGACGGCCCAGAAGACTTCGAGCACGGCGAGACATGCGGCTGGATCCACCCCATCGGCGCGTATTCCTCGAAGCGAGCCGATAACGAGCTGATCGTGGCTGCCGTCGCGGCTCTTCCGGCGCTTCTCGCCATCGCCCGAGCAGCCGAGCGCCTGAACGCACTCCACCCCAACTTCCTCGGATTGCCGATGCTTGCGGAAGACAAGCTGGACGAAGCCGTAGAAGCGTGGGCCGCGCTCCGGGCGGCGCTGGCCGGGACGGAGACGACCCCGTGAGAACCGCGGCGAAACGGTCCCGGCTCCTCCGCACCGCCGCCGCCCTCCGCCGCGTCGCCGCCGACTACGCCGACGCCGCCCACCAGAACCACCATCCCGTCGCCCTCGAGCTCGCCGCGAGGGCGCTCATGTTGTCCGAGCTGGCCCTCACCGACGCGTTGGAGCTGAACGACGACCTCACCGAGGCCGTCGCGTGACCATGTTCCCGAGCAAGGAGGACACGTATGTCCCGCCTGCTAGTAGTCCCCGTCGCAGCTGTCGCGATCGCCTTACCAACACCGGCGCTCGCCGGCAGCTCGAGCCCGACCGCGCTGATGTCGGCGTTTCTGTGCATACATCGGTACGAAGGATCATGGACCGATCCGGGCGCCCCCTACTACGGCGGCCTGCAAATGGATATTGAGTTCCAACTCACTTACGGCCGCGACTATTTTAGGGCCTGGGGGACCGCCGACCACTGGCCGCCGCAGGTCCAGATCGCCGTCGCGATCAAAGCGTATTTGGCGGGGCGTGGGTTCTGGCCGTGGCCCACGAGCGCCAGGCTGTGCGGGCTGCTGTGACCGGCGCGGCGTTCCAGGAGCAGCGATGAGCGGCAATGAACGTCGGTGACCGTGTCCGCACCCGCGACGGCACCCACGGGGTCGTCACCGGGTTCGAGACCACGGAACGCGGCTGGCCGCTCGTCCGGTTCGACAACTCCACACGCCCCACGCCCGGCACGTACCCGACCTGGTTACTGACCGTGATCGAAGAAAGGAAACCACCCGTGAGCACCCAAGAGACCCAACTGGCCGTCCGCGAACCCACGAGGCTCGACGAGCTCGCCCGGCTAGGGCAATGGCTCGCCCTGTCCGAGTCGGGTGAGAACACCGAGAAAGCCCGTGGCGCAGCTGCCGCCCTGCGGTTGTACTACATCGCTGAGCTTGGCCTCACGCCGATGGCCGCCGCCGAACTCAGCCTGATCAAAGGACGGTTGTACGTCGGCGCCCAGCTGCTCCGCGCCCTCGCGATCCGGGCTGGTTACCGCGTCTACCGCGTCGACTCGTCCGACACGTCGTGCACCGCGAGGTTGGTCGACTCCAACAGCGAGGTCGTCGGCGAAGCCACCTACACGCTCGAGCAAGCCAAAACGGCGGGGATAGTCAGGCAGGGTTCACCCTGGCTGACGCATCCGGCACGGATGCTGTGGGCAAGGGCGTCGAAGAACGCGATCGTCGACTTCGCACCCGAAGTCGCGCTCGGCTTCTCGCTGGACGACGAGCTGCATGAGATCAACCCCGGCGTCGAAGTCCAGGAGTCGTACTTGGTCGATGAGGACATCCCGTTCGGCGACCCCATCGAGCCCGACGACGCGGAGGCCGAGACGATCGCTGAGCTCGAGCAGCTAGCCGCCGATGAGTGAGCTCGCCCTGATCGCCCAGGGCGTCGAGGAGAACCCCGAGCTCGTGATGCCCCTCACCGGCGTCATCGTCGACCTCCGCGACCCCAACCAGGTCGCCGACGCGTTGGATCAGCTCACCGACATCCGCCACCGCTTGGACGAGCTCCGCGGCGTCCTCACAGACGCGTTACGGCTCGAGGCGCACCTCCAGGGCACCAAAACGCTGTACTTGGACGAGCTGAAAGCCGTGATCCACGGTGGCGAGCGGACCGAGTACGACGGCCACAAACTCGCCCTCCAGCTGCGAGCAGCGGGTTTGCCCGAAGACCGCGTGATGGCCGCCGTGCAAGAAGTGATCTCGTACAAGCCCGACGGTCGCGTCCTGAAACAGCTCGCCGGCGCCAACCCGGAATACCGCGAGATCATCGAGGCGTGTAGGAGCGTCGTGCCGGCGCCATGGAGGGCGACGATTACCAGGGCGCGGTGAGCGAGAAGACGGAGCGGTGGGCGTTCGAGCGGATCCGCGAGCTCGAGCATCGCGTCGAGCTGCTCCGCACCCGCGTCTGGGAGCTCCGCCGCTCCCGTGACCTGTGGCGCGAACGCGCCATCAAACGGGCGAAACGATGAGCGCTGACCCCTGGATCGTGATCCACAACTGGCCCGAGTTTCAGCACTACAAGGACCGCGACCCGAGTTGGATCAAGGACTACGTGAGCCAGCACTCCCACGGTGACTACCGCAGGCTCTCGTTCCACCTTCGCGGCATCCTCAAAGACCTCCGTCTCGCGTACGCGTCAAGCAACGGACAACTGTTGGCAGACACACGACAGCTATCACGGCAGCTCGGTGAGAGAGTAACGACACGCGACCTCGAATCGCTCAACCATGCCGGTTTGATCGAGTTCTCTGCTAGCAAGCCGCTAGCGCTCGCGCGCTCGCGAGAGAAGATCTTAAGAGGAGAGAAGAAAACGGCGGTCGCTCACGCGCCAAAAGCAAAGGCGAAAACCGGCAGCGACGAGCCTAGGTCGAACGCCGGCGCCTACACCAAGCACCAACCCGAACCCGCCGAACCCGTCGACCGCGAACTCGGGCTCGAGCTCGCGAAGCGGCTCGCCGACCGGTACAAGCCATGACCGCATGGAAAGACCTCGAACGCCGAATCTGCACCGCCCTCGGCGGCAGACGCGCCGGACCAATCGGCGCCGCCGTCTCAGACTGCGTCAACACCCCCTTCGCCGTCGAAATCAAACGCTCCTCGAGACCCGGGCCACCAGTCCTCACAGCGTGGATCACCCAGGCACGCGACCAAGGCAGACGCGAAGCGAGACCATGGTTGGTTGTGGTCGCCGGCCACAACGACCGTTCACCGATCGTCGCACTCGACTTCAAAGTCTTCTGCGAATTATGCGAACAAGCAGGCATAATCCCCGCAAACAACAGGGAGGCACCAATGCGCAGCGAGACACCGGAGCCCACCGAGCCGACACCGACGCCAGTCCCTGAACCAGACCAACCCGACGACGAGTGAAGATCGGGACCATGACGATCACGCTCGGCGAAGTAGCGATGGTCGTCATCGCAGTGTTCGTGATCCTCGCCTACTTCAAGGGCTGGGGCTAGACGCGATGCGCGAAAAGGGGGGTCTGTTTTTTGGTGTGACCACCCGCATGAC